CTGGTCGATGAACTTGTAGACCTTGTGCGCCACCACCCGCCCGGTGTCCTCGTCTTGCTCAAATAACCCCTGTTGGATGCAGTACCATATAATCTCCTCAACCCGCGTCGTCTCGATTGCGAAATCTTGGGCGATGTCAACGCTCGATTCTTCGAGATCCGGCGTTGGCGAGTCCGAGTTGAGCGTTTTGACAATCCGCTCGATGATGTAGACGTAGACCGCATAGCCGTCAGAGCCGTAGCGCCGGATGAGACGCTTCACCTTGCGGTCCTCGCTCATGTCGGATAAATGCTTGAACCAATACATAGGTGCCTTTCTATCTGTGCTATATAACCCCATTCGCCACGAGAATGATGAGTCCGGTAACGGTTACCGACGCCGCGCAAAAGAACACCACTGCGAGCACATTGTCGGTCGTCGGGCGCTCCCAAAGCTCCTGTATGGCCCCAACAATGAGTGCCACTAGCCCGGTTAAAGCAAAGGCTCCACAGATACCGGCTCCAACGAGTGTCATAATCACGATTCCGTTCATATTGCCTTTTAAAACGGCACGTCATCCTCAAACGACTCTTGTTCCTCGCCACCAAATACGGCCTTCGTGTCTTGCACGGGGTCACCGCTCGACTCGGTTTTGGTCCCGCGCCCGAGCAATTCAATGTTGTCGATGATGATGTGTACGCGGCTCCGGTTTTGGCCCTCGCTGTTCTGCCAGCGGTCCTGCCGGAGCTTTCCGGCTACCGCCACGGGCGTCCCTTTGGTCATATACTGCGCAAGTGCCTCCGCGCGGCGACCAAAGAGGGTTAGGTCAAAGAAATTGGCTTCCTCTGTCCATTCCTCGCCCGATTTCTTCCGGTAGTTATTGGCGATGCTTCCGTTCAGTACCGCCGTGCCGCTTTGCGTATGCTTCAACTCCGCATCTCTCACCATGCGGCCTGTAAGTGCTACGCTGTTTATGCTCTCTGCCATTGTCTGTTCTCCTTACACAATCCGCGCCAGGACTCGCCGGATCTCCCGAAACGCCCGCTGCACAAGACCCGGAGGCGATCTCCACTCGATGTAAGTCACCTGTCCGTAGTCGGTCTGCTCTACCCATATGACGCGCACGTACCACGGCAGGCGTTGTCGTCCGCTGAATCTCATCGGTAGCCTAACTCCTTTTGCAGTTCGGAAATCTCACCCGCTATGCGCTCAATCTCTGCGGCATGCGGCCACTTGCCCTCCGGGGAGCAGTACAACTCGTGTAGCCGCTCCCGGAGATCTTCAATGCGTTCATGGATTTCGCGTTCGGTCATTGCTCCGCTGGCTCGGCTTTAAGCGAAAAATCCGCTTCCTCAGCCTCAACCGGCACCTCGGGATTCTCGGTGGCCCGCAGCGTGCGGTTGTCGCGCTCGATGAAGTCAGCAACCTCTACCGATTTCGGCGCATAGCGGAGTAGATCAATGAGGACCGTCTTTTTCGCCATCTGATCAAACGCCGTCGTCCAGGGCGAGTCGTCCTTGCCGTAGCTCTTGGAGTACTTGTGGGCGTGCTCTGCGACCTGCTCCCGCGACCACACGACGAACTCCCTGCCGCCGTTATCGAGCTCGTAGAGCGCGTAGTACCACACCGTTTTGCCGGACGGCTGACGCGCAGGCTTGTGCTCCAGGCGCTCGTCCAAGCCGTATTCGAAGTCGAAGGTATCCGCTTCATCTACGGCTCTTGCGACAATACGGCGGTACTTGCCGCTTCGCTGTGCGAGATCGACAAGGCCCTTGTATCCGAGTTGGAAATTAGCCTCGTACTTGCTATCGCGCTTGTTGTAGTACGGGATGATGTAGGCGTGGCCCAATGGAGTGTTCGGCTCAAGCCCGAGTTGCGCGGCGGTGACAATTGAACCCATGAGCGTGTAGGGGTCGGCTTTCTGTAGCTTCTCGTTGTTGCGCAGGGCAGTCAGCGCCATCCGCGCCATGCGGTCGGGGGTCATGTGGGCCGGTAGCGCACGCTCGATTGATGGCTTGATGCGCTCGATAAGTTGGCCTACACTGTCACTCGGAGCTTTGTTCTGCGCCTTGGCCGGTGCTTTGCTTTGCTCCTGCGGGGTCGTGGCAGCGGCCCCGCCCTCTTTGTTCTGGTCGCTTCCGTCTTGTTTCATTCCTACCGTCCTTTCACCGTGAGGCGGCCTGCCTCCTTGCTCGTCTCATACTGCCCCGCGATGTCGGGGTAGTCCTTTTTGAGTTGTTTCTTGTCAAACGATGTTGTCTCGTACCGGGTAAACGTCACGCGGTAGGTGTCCGTCTCCCCGTATTTTGCTTCGCCAAGCGTGGCGATGATGCGTTGCTTGATTTGTTCCCGATTCTCCTTCTTCGCTTTGATGTCCTCCCCAAGCTCGTAGTATGCATGTATCAAACCTGATACATCGGTCAGGTCCACAGCATCGTCAGTCTGCGGAGAGCCGAGTTGCATGAGCGCGTCCATGTCGGCCTCGGTGCCTGCGGGCATGGGGGCCTGCAGTGGGTCTCCGCTCTCTACGCGCTGCCAAAAGTCGGCCTCGGCTTCGGTTAGACGTTCAATGAAATCCTCATTACGTGGCACAATCCGCACAAGGCGACGATTTCCAATGACACCAAAGATCCACCATTCATCGAGTCCGGTTACGGCCATGTAGTGCTGCACCTGTGCGTAGTAGGTATCAGGCACCTCGTCACCATCGACGCCGCCCCAATGCCTGAGTTGGTAGGCGTTTCCGGTTTTGATTTCGAGGCCGTGCAGAAACCATCCAGAAGCACCACCTTTGGTTCGAAGAAATCCGTCAACGTTGGCCTGCATCCACGGGCGTGAGACGTTTCGGTACATGGCATCGGGGCGATGTACAAACACCTCTCTTGCGTAGCCGTTCTGTACGAGAAACGGCTTCACAAGCTCTCCCCGAATAAGCGGCTCTAACCACGTTCCCATCTCTGCGGCCTCGCCTGCCTCTGTAGGCTCACTGCGCCCGGTCTTGAGCATCCACAGCGATAGCGGGCTTTCGTATTTCGAATAGCCCATGATGATTCCTGCGTCTGAGCCACCGACTCCTTTCTTGCGAAGCTCATGCCAGCGTTCCTCGTTCATCGGGTACTCAGCGAGTACTTCTGCCTCGGGTAGTTCCGTACTCATGCCATCCCTGCCTTTCTGTATGCTTGCTTTCTCCGGTTCTTTCGCTCCACGCGAAGCGAATGCACTTTGTCCATCCATCCTCTCATGTGACCGTTCTTATACCCCTCCAAGTATGCGTCATGAAACTGCTTGTCGCCTCCGATGTCGTATACCGTTACTACGAGCAGAAGACCAACAATCACCACAGCCGAGGCTGCCAAATACACGATTACTGCCACCGTCATTACGCCACCTCCATAAGCGCGCGCTCCACAGACCGCACCACAACCACGCGCTGTCCACGTTGCTCTAACTCCACGTGCATCTCGCGCTGCGCCTCGCGGATATGGCCCGAGGGTGTTTTGACCTCCATCCATACGGTTTGCCCGTGACGCGCGATCACGAACAGATCCGGGGTGCCTGCCGGGTGAAGATGTTGGTTGGCCTTGCCCTTGCCCGCGTTCATACGGAATACCAGTGCCCCGGCCAGCCGCAGGCTCTCTACAATCTCTCTCTGTATTTCAGTCTCCGATTGCCGCATTGCGGTTAGCCCTCGCCTCGCACTGCAAACGTTCAAGCCTGCGTTCAAGCTCCCAAATACGGGTCTCAATCGCACGGTGCTCGCGCTTTCGCGCTTGCAACTCACTCCGCGCGTGCCTGATCTGCGCGTCTAACGCCTGAGAATCCGTAGACGGTGCCAGGTATGATGTGCCTGAGCGGGTCTGCCTCATCTCCGCTTTCTCCGAGATAGAGAAGGTTCCCATTGTCGTCCTCCGCGATGTTGTGGGTATAGCTGAGATCGGTGATTGCGCTCTTGAACCGCTGTGCGTCGACGCCTGCGAGGAGCCTTACGTGCTCGGGGCTGATATGTACGCCCTGCCATTGCTCCAACACTCGTAGCACAGATTCTCTTGCACTACCTTTACGCAGCCGTCTCATGTTGCGTAACCCTTCGCTCTCTGTGTCATGTGGTTGAAGGCGGCCTGAATCACCGCCTCCTGTGCGTCATTGTGGAGAAGCGGCCATATGTCGGTTGCGGTATTCGAAAGCACACAATCGTGCAACTCAATATCGCCGGGGTCATCGGCATCACGCCCGCGAAATGGCGGGGTGAAGCGGCCTGTGACCTCGAAATCATAGCCGTATGCGGTAACCAGGATGCTGAATGGCATCATAGCCCCAACCTCCTTACGTCCTCTCTCACTTCCTCGCGGTCAAAGCGGATCTGACCGCGCTCTGTGAGCCGGTGTCCCCGGATTGTTCCGTTGCGGTAGAGATCGCGCAGGGTGCGTACCGAGATCTTTAGTTCACGCGCAAGCTCAGGCGTTGTCAGCCACGATGGACTGCGCGCCTCGGCTACAAGATCCTCGATGGCGAACTTCAACTCGCGCAACTCCTCAAGCTCCGCAACCATACGCTCCGCACGGCTCTGTATGCGCTGATGCTGTTCGGCTGAATCCCGAAGCGTCTCCGCACTCTCCTGCGTTTTCTCGTGGATGGCCTGTACCTGTCCGAGAAGCTTGTCTCTGTTCATGTCCGCATCCTCAGCCTGTCTGCGAGCCATAGGGCGGCCCGGATAGCCGCCCATGATAATCTCTGTTTGGCTCGATCTTTCGCGGTGCTGTGGTATGAATTAGCCGTCAAAGACACGGTTGTACTCAATACTCTTTTTCCTAAGATGCTTGATTGTCTCATTCACCACGTAATGCTTATCTGTGAGATCGCTGAACTCCGAGAGAACATCCAAGATGTATTGCTGAATGTCCTCGATAGCTTCATCAGGGCGTGTATTGACCGGTGTCTCCACGTCCTCGTCAGCGTCCTCAAAATCAGGCTCCGGCCCTTCGCCAATATCCGGCTCGGAATCCTCTTCGGATTCCGGCTCCGGTTGCTTGCCTATGTTGCCGGTGTTCATCTGCGCCGTGGTGCCGTGCTTGGTGGTGTAGGTGCGGGGCTCGGGTTTCTCACTGGATAAATCGCCAGTGAGCTCCCGGCGCAGCTTTTCAACAGTGTTGTGATGCACCGCACACCGACGGGCGATTTCGCGGTCACTCCACTGTGACCACTCATCATCCCGCAGTAGCGTCATGACGGCTTGTCGTTTGTCGGCATTGGTGCGCCGAAGCCCGTGTGTAGCGTTGACTCCGACGCTGTGGAGTACGGCGTCTCTGCGCGTTCCTTGCCGAACCTCAGCGCTTAGCTTTTGACGGCCCGCCCGTTTAGCTGCAGCTACACGATGGAAGCCGTCGGCAAGCCAGTAGGATTCACCGTCGTAGTAAACTGTTACGGGCGGGAACTTCGAGCCCGACTCCATATCATCGGCATACTCTTGTATTGCCGATTCGATAAGCTTTGTTCGTGGTTGTGTGCCGCCGCCGGTGTTGATGGCTCCGACTGGAATAAACGTCATAGGTCAAGGCTCCTCTGATTACGACCCTGTGTAAGTTCGTCATGCATGTAATCAAGAAATCCTTGAAGTTGAGACATCATCGTATCGAGCCAACCCGAGTGACGAAGCCACTGTGGAAAGGTTTGACCTTCAATCCGGTACACCTTGACTGCATTACGCTGTTCGAAAAGCTTTTGAAGCCATCTCCAGGTTTCACTGGCGTTGATGGCGTGTTCGAACACGAAAGAGTTGACTTTCTTGTGTAGTGGATCTACATCCTGGTCTCGCTTCTTTTTGGTTTGGTTACTTTCTAACTGCCCAACTGGGGAGCGCTCTTTTAACGCCCTCTCCACCTCCTTTTTAACGATGCGCTGAATGTCTCGATCCGTGTAACTTGGTTGCGCTTTCTTGCTTACCTCAGATTTCGTCTTTTTGGGGACAGGCGGCTTGTATGGTTTGGGCAAGCTACGACCTGTATTTGAAATCCATTGATCGATGCGAGGGGCACCGTGTTTTTGGTGGTTGTCAATGGCATACGCAATGATGGTTTGGTGTTCTTCAAGTGAAAGCTTGTAAGACCTCTTAAGCGATGTGGTCTCACGAAGCCGTCGAACTTGCGTGTTAACCCACCCAGTAGAAATGTGCTTATTGGTTGCCTGTGAACAAGCCTGCGCTGTTTCGTTGTTTGTTTTGCCTTCCATTGTCAATCCTCCTAATTTAGTTGGTCTCCCAAATCGTCACCGCTCGTCCGCGTCGCTTGTCATAGACCACAACCCACCGCCCGGTAAAATAGCGAACCGTGCCATCTGGCATACGGCGCGTGTCCGTGGCGTTGTTTATCGCGCGGGCTATCCAGCTTTGTTGCCTGCGCCGGGATTTGACCCCGACGCGTCCGGCAACTCGGCGAGAGCAGTGCCGTGTGAGTCGCATTAGCCGGTCTCCTCTCGCTCCTGCAATCCGCGCAGCCCACGGCGTTCAACCAAATCGGGGTTAATCTGCGTCTTGTCTGAAACGATGTCGCCGGTGCGCCGTTCCCATTCCTCTATCTCCTCGATGAGCACGTCATGGACGTACCAGCCGGGCCGCACGCCCTTGCCCTCCACGAACGCCTCAAACCGTCGCCGCTCCTCGTCTGTCATTGGGATTTCGACTGTCATTCGGTTGTACCTCCTATCTGCATTTCTGTGGCGAGACGTTATCACGGTTGTGGGAACACGTCAACACAAAAGCAAGACATTTTCTGTGGAAACACAGAGGGGTCTTGCAAAAATGCAGACATTTGTTATACTGTTGTATGAAAGGGTGTGAAGGGATACTATGAACCCAGTAATGAACGACTTTCTAACCCGTGTAGATGACCTGCTCACAAGAGATCGCAGGACGAAGCGGTGGCTTGCGGAGCAGATCAACCGCAGCGAGAACACCGTCTATAGCTGGTACTACAATGACCGGCAGATCAAATTGGACGACGCCGTTGCGGTTGCTCATGCGCTCGGCGTGAGTGTGTCCTATCTCGTCTATGGAGAGGACGTGTCCGCAGAGGAGCCGCAGAAAGACACGGTGCACCTCTCTATGGAGATGCCAAAAAGCGTGTACGAACAGGTGCGGGACAAAGCCGATGCCGAGGACCGCACCGTAGAGATGCAAATCATTCACAGCGTTAAACGCTGTCTAAAGGAATAGGAAGGAGGCGTTATGCATAAGGTATTGAAAGTAGTCGGTTGGATGATAGGCGGCGCTGTCGCGCTGTTCCTGGCAATCGCGTTTTACGGAATCCTCTTTATGCCCGGCGATTCGGCTGAGGATGACAAGCAGGCGCAGGCCGAAAGCGGACAGGCCGAAGAAAAGGCGGCTGCCGAAGAAAGTGAGCCGGAGCCGAAAACGGAGAGCGAGAAGCTTGCAGCTCGTGTGGAGGATCAATTTATCCCCGGCACGAACCAGCACGAGAAGCTGACTAATGCGGTACTGGATCGCATGGAAAACCCGAACTCGTTTCAGCACGTCCAAACGAAGCTGTTTCCGCTTGGCGAGGACTGGCCCGATGGCACATACGGCCTACAAATGGAGTTTCGCGGAGAGAACAGCTTCGGCGCTACCGTGACCAATATGGCGCTTGGGGTCGCAAAGATCGAGTCGGGAGAGATTGTTCAGGTGAGCATCGAGTCTGATTGACTCGGTGCCACCGATTTCCAAATCCCCTATTGACAGAATGTACCGGACGTGGTACATTAGAAGTACAACATTAGGGGAGGTTAAGAGATGAAAACGGCAGAAAGAAAGATGAATAAAGGCGAAAGGGTTTTCGTGAAAGTCGCAAACCCGATGAATCTTACGGATGATGGACGATACACGTATGATACCGTTGAGTGCGAGATCACTCGCGTTTTTGCCACCGCATATGAGGTTCAATCGGTTAATGGTGAGTTGGTGCTACCTAATCGCATTTCACGCAAGCCGAGCGCTTGGTGGTGGCCTGCATAATCGAAACGCCGGGGCATCGCCTCGGCGTCTGCGCGGGTTAGCCGCCGCGTACTGATGAGATAGGCTAAGGAGGCCCGTTATGAGTTACATGGTAGCAAACAGTTTGGTAGACACGTTGGAAGATGCGGCACGGGTGCACATCGAGGAAAGCTACAACGACGATTTGCAAGAGCTTCTGAGTGAAGCGGCGACGAGCATTTATGACGCGTTGGTAGATGCGTTCGGAGAGAAGCCGGTTGCCTGGATCGTCGGCCAGTACCGCGACGATGGAACACAGGATTACGTTGTCCTCGAGGTTGGCGATTTCGTCAATGCAATGCTACAGATTCGAGAGCAGGCCATGGACGAAGCCGAGGCCCAGGAATGAACTACACCACCACAGAGGCCGCCGCCAAGCTCGGCGTCAAGCGAGAGACGGTAAGAGGCCACATCAAGCGCCACGGTCTCGGCACGCGCCGGGGCCGTGACGTGTTTCTCACAGAGGCAGAGATTGACTACATTCGCTCACGGCTTGGGCTTCGCGGCAGGCCAGGATGGATCACGAGTGAGTAGGCGCGGTAACAATAGCTGTAATGAGGATGCACGTTGTGTGCGCGTGTTGGCCCCATATATAGCGGCTATTGCCGCGCCTTGCCTCCCATTGCACGCTATATGTAGTTTCGTTGCGGGTTCGATTCCCGCCACCTCCAATTTCCGTTTAGTTGTACTGCAACGATTTATCTGCTACCCTCCAACGTACCGGTGGCAATACCTGTAACGGATTGCACCGAGTATATGCACGGAGGGTAGCCAATGAACATCCCCGGACACATCAACTACGAGGTCGCACCGGAACTCTACGAAGCCCTGCGTCTGCTCTTGAATGACCTGCGCCCCGGAAGTGAGGTACAATACGAGCACATCCGTCGAGGGCTACGAGCAATCGAGAAAGCGGAGGGTAAGAACGATGAGTGAATGGATCAGCGTAGATGATAGGCTGCCGGAAGAGGGGCGAGATGTTCTTGTGTATGCCAAAGGCGGTTGGATGGCCGTGAGGCACTATCGGGCACCACAAGGCAATTCCTTTTCGGGGTGGTATCCTAACGGCCTGCCGATTGAAAACACGACGCATTGGATGCCACTTCCGGAACCTCCATCATTGGAAAACGAGCTTGCTAATGAACGTCAGGAAGGTATGCGATCGTTGGTAAGAGAACTTATTACGATTAGACCATCCATACAGCATGATATAGCGGTTGTTTCGGGTGGCATTCGCATACGCCACTTGTTTGTTTCCTGGGATGTTGTAACCGATACAAGGTTGCACAAAAAATATGCGAAGTACATTGATGAAAGGTTGAAGTTTGTATGAGCCCACGTTACACGAAAAAGCCTTTCAGCATCGCCAAGCAACAATGGCCGTCCGGCTCTGTCGTGTTCTATTACTACTACTACGACGAGCGCGGAAAACGCCGCCGAAAGAGTACCGGCATCGGCTACACGCGAAAGCGAGACGCAACGAAGCAACGCAAGAGAGCCGAGGAATACTGTTGGAATCTATGGAGGGATGGCAGGCTCGGACACGGCAAGCAAACGCCCACGCTTTCCCAATGGGTAGAGCGGAAGGCGTTCTGGGACTGGCGGCGCTCCGAATATGTGCGCGGGAAGCTCGCCCGAAGCAGCGCGGAGAGACCTGCAATCACTGAGACCTACGTCAAGAACGCGGCGCAGATTACGCGGGACTACATACTTCCGTACCACGGCTCGCGCTACATAGACGAGATCACCGCGAAGGACTGTGAGGAATTGCTATTTGAATGGGTAGGAAACGGAGCCTCGCACAAAACGGCGAACAATAGGCGTAGCGTCTACTCGACCATGATGGGAGAGGCAGAACGACTCGGAGAGATTGACCGCAACCCGTGGCGGCTTGTGCCGGAGCTATCCGCAGGCAAAAACCACTACGGAGCGTTAACGATCTCAGAGGTTGCCCGGATCATCGACCCGAGAGGCATCGATCTCGCGCAAGAGCGCCACCGGATCTATTACTATGCTACACGGCTCGCGTTTCTCACAGGGCTGCGCAATGGCGAGGTGTGTGGGCTTCTTACAGACAACGTACATGATGTGACCGTGCATATGGACGGTGGTACGGCGACCATCAGTTATATCGAGGTGGCGCGGCAGTACAATCCGAAAACGAAACGCAGAGAGCTTGCCAAGGACAAGGACCAGCGGAAGGTGCCGATAAGCCCCGAGCTTCGCCAAGAGCTTGAGCCGTTTCTTACCGGTCAGGGCCGCTATCTGTTCTCATTCCATCCTCGGCAGGAAACACCGATCACGCCAAACCGGCTACGCGAATGGCTCTACGCGCGCATGGAGACGGCAGGCATCCCCGAGGCTGAGCGCAAGAGAAGGAACATCGCGTTCCACTCGACGCGGAGGTTTTTCAACACATTGCTCCGGCATGAGCGCGTTGCGGATGATGTGATTCAAAGGTTCACCGGCCACGATAGCGCCGAGATGACCGATGCCTACACCGACTATCTGCCGCAGGACCTACAGGCCATCTCGTCGGCTCAGCGGAAGCTCGTTGATGGGGAGATGAAAGAATAGAAGGCCGCGCGCCTCCACCCGGCCACGGCCATGGGCAGAACCCTACGGTGGCGCACCGTGTTCTGCCGCCCACTACCCTTGCGGGGATTTGTAGTCCCCATTCGGGAGCTACCCGACGCGCGGGCCACGCGCCCTCCCTGTGGTCGGGAGCAACCGCGTTTGTGGGCGGGTGCACCCGAGGGCGTTCAGCGGATCGCCCGTAAGGTGTTTAGATAAAACCCGCCTACACTTGGAGCCGCGGGGAGTTGAACCCCGCTCCGACGGGTGCGCTTCGGCCGTCCCCGCCGTCGAATCCACATCGGCCCCTATTGGCAACTCTCACAGGTCTCACCCTCGGCGCCCTCTTGGCGCTCGATGTCCACAAGGAAATCTTCGGCGCGCTCATGTACCGATTTCCGCTCGCTATGCACATGAGCATTTGGCGTCGTGCGGTCGTAGTCGAGCATGATGCGGTCAAACACATGACGCGCCTGTTCAACGAGGGCGTCTGTGGTGTCTGCAAGCACTGTGTAATCGCCGTGAATCTCGTGCCGCTCGCTTTCGTGGTTGCGCTCGTTTAGCGCCGAGTCGTTTTGAAGGCGCACGAGCACCACATCGGTGTCGGCGTTCTCGCGTAGATACTCGATTTCATGCGGAAACCGCACATCGGGCACTACCCAATCATGGCGCGGGTCGTACACGTCCTCCAGAAATCGCCTTACCCACAGCGTGCGCCCGGTTGTCTTTCGAAACCCCGGATAGTTCGCCTCAAGCATGTACTGTGCGAATTCGGTGCCGAACGCCTGTAGTGCCTGCCGGGGAGAGATGCCCCAACGCGCATCTACCGCGTCTTTAAGGCAGCCGTCCATGTGCTCATCAAGCCACCCGAACGCCTCTTTGAGTGCGGCTTTCATCGGCTCGGCCAAGGCGTATTCCCGGAAGCCATGCTTGTGCTTGAGGATTGCCGCAGACGTGCTTTTCCCGGTGCGCTTTGTTCCGTGCAGTGCGATAATCATGATGCGGCTCCCGCCCACAGTTTGGGCTTCTCGGTGATGTCAAAATCGACCTGCCTATCTGGGTCGATGCGAAGTGCTACGAACATGCCGCCCTGTGAGTTGGTGGCGTATCCGCGCTCTCCGAAATGTACGTTATTTCCGTAGCTGTCAGGGTCGGTTTCCACGTATGGGGCATGGTAGGTGCCTGTCATGATACCCTGCACTGTGCGTTGCCGGAGTTTGCCATATGGCCCCATGTAGACCGGAGACCCCGCGTCTCTATCCTGAATCTTGTTGTGCTTGTGGCCGATCCAGTAGAGATCAACGCCCTCTGCAAGTTGGCGAAGCCGGTTGAAATCAATCATGCCTTTCGATACCGGTGCAGCACCGCCGCGCCCGTGGTGCCTGAATACCGTGAATTGCCGGGTCATACCCTCAGAGCCGCCGCCTGAGACGGTGAGCTTGTATCGCTGGAACCCACGGTAGTCACCCTGATGAATCGGCGGGAGTGAGGAATCGCGCTCACGGTTAAGCAGTGCCAACACCGAGCGGAGGATGTCGTAGTGGTAGTATTTGACCGTCGAATCCTCGTGGTTTCCCGGAGAGATGACATCAAACAGATCCGCGTATGGGCGCAGGCGTTCAAAGATCATCTCGGTGATCGCGTTTAGCACGCCGTCTCTCCCACTTGACTCAAACACGGCGGGGTGATAGCGTTTCATGTCACGCGGCAGGATTGCATCGGCCAAATCGCCATTTATAGAGATGCGCGCCCCCAAGCGCGCTGCGTCGTCGAAGTCCCTCTTGAATAGGCGTTCGTCGAAATCTGCCGCGTCCATATGCACATCCGAGCACAGGAATAGGAATTGCGTCTGTCCGCCGGATGCGTCGAGTTGAATCGTGTGCTTGTCCATTGCGCCTCCTCGTTACACCGATTGTGCAACGATCTGCGCAATCAAACCACCAACGCCCGAGAGCGCGGCCACGCCGAGCACGATGTCACGGTACTTGTGGTGTCCCTTCTGTGACATGCGGTCCACAACGCTCTGCGCGGTGTCCGCACTCGCGCGCCCGATTAACTCTTTCACTCTCGCCTCAGTAACCATATTCCCCTCCAATTTTTGTATGCGCTGCTCTGCCCCGAGCGCGCCATTGCCGTCTCTCCACTGTTCGAGGCCCTGTATGCGACTCTCGTGTGATCTATCATGCTGTGCCATGCCTATCTCTCAAAGCCGTAGCGGCGAAGCTTTTCTCTCGCGGCGTCTATGAACTCGCCTTCTATGTAGCGTTGTGTGCCGAAGCGCTTAACCGCATCGGTGAACCAATGCGTAGCAGGAACGTCAACTACAGGTTCTTCCAAATAACGGATCATGCGGAGTTGTGTATTCCCGTTGTGCCTCTCATAGAGTCCAAGCGGCCTGTTCCCGCCTTTCGGCCTACCGATGAAAAACCGATTTTGCCCCGCCGAGTTTTGCTGCGAGCCGATGTCTCCGAGCCGGTCCATTCTGTAATCTTTTGCAATGCGCTTCTCTTTGTCCCGTCCACGCCTGGCATTGCGAAACGGAATCGGAACGCGCCTACCCTCTGCGTCTCGCGTGCCGCCCCGGTCCTGGATGCCGAGATAGGGAGAGAAGGAGCCTGCGCGTGAGAACATGCGGTCGATGTCGTGGCCCATTGCATGATTTAGGGCTTTTCGATCAAGGCGCTTGCTTCCAAGTGAATTGAGGGTGTACTTCGATCGAACAATGAGGCGTGACTTTATGTTTTCGCGTGACTGAGCAGTTACGTTATTCGCCGTTTGGTTAAGCGCCTGCGCCACGGTCTCGGGAAGCGCGCGTTTGCCGAGCGCCTTCATGAGTCTTATGTATTTCTTCGTGTCTACGTTTGCGCTCCAACTACTCGCCATGAATTGCCTTGTACTTTTCCTCTGTCTCGCGCACATCGATCACGTAGTCTGTGATCGAAAGCCAATAGTCGAGCGGCATCGTGACCGTGTTCGCCTCCTCGTCGAGGGTGACCGCATCGCCCGGAGCGGGGAAGTCAGGAAACGTTAGCTCTACCTGCGGCTCGGGCGGCTCAGTCGGGGGCGCTTCCGTCTGTGTCGTCTGACAGGATGCGCTTAGAAGCACGAAACTTATCACTATCGCTACCACTGCGGATCTCAGACTTCTGCTCGTCGGCCTCATCTGCGGCCTCCTCCATGCGCTTTATGATGTGGTCGCGCTCTTTCAACTCGGCTTTGTAGGCCCCTATGGCCTCGTTCTTCTCACGGATGGTACGAGCGAGACGGCCCGCGCGCTTGATCTGTGTGTAGGCAACGTAGCCCGCGCCCGCTGCGGCTGCGCCTAAGCCGAGGGTAATCCATAGCATTGTCATGTGTGCTTCCTCCATGCGTAGTCAGCGTGAGCAATCCACGGCCATCTCCATTTCCTCCGAGTCGTGTGCCTGACATTGGAGTACCACGGCGGGAGGAACGGCACAATGTCACCCCGATTGCGCTTGGCGGTCGTTCTATCGCACAGCCGCGTGAGGCCATTAACAAATTGACTATCCCCGGTCCGCTTCGAGGCGTAGAGATAGAGCTTCACAAGATGGCCTTTCTGTACAAGCGCCGATGCAACGATCTGTGCAATTGCACCGCCTCGGGAGTAGCCGGAGACAATTACCTCATGCGGCAGGTTGCGGTTCTCGCGTAGCAGTTTGCGCGCCTCTTTTCGGTCGATGCGGTTTACGCGGCCCGTCCCGGCCCAACCACGCCTGAGCAGGTAAAACAGGTTGCGCCGCCAGTCCTCGTAGTCGTTTGAGCCGTGGATTCGGATCGCGCTATGGTCCCGCGTGTAATCCAGCGCCATTACGGCACACCTCCACCGACGACCTGTAGCTGATCGTCCGGGGTATCCATGTTGTGCGACTCCACGGTTGCCTCGACGCGCCCGAGCATGTCCTGGTACTCGGCTTTGCTTGTCGTTACCCATTCCTCGCGGATGAGATCGGCGCTGTACTCTGTGATCCCCGCAGCGAATGTGTAGATGTGAAGGACTTCAGGTGTCCACGGAGGCTTGAGCACGGTGATTTCGGTTTGCGCGGTCGCCTCAGCCTCACCATCGTGGACGGTGACGCGCACGGTGTAGGTCTGCTCGGTGTCCGGCGCGCGGGAGAATGTCATCTCGGGGCCATAGGTGACGTGGCTTCCGTTTACCGCCCATGTATGGACATGCGCCGAGTCATCGGGGTCGGTCACGTTCGTTTCGAGCGTGGTGCTTTGGCCGTTTTCAAGCTCTGCCGGGGCCACAATCTCTACCGTTGGAGTCTCGTTCGGCTCCGGTTGCGGCTCGCTTTCTGTCGTCTCGTCGCTGTTGTCGGTATTGCGATCATCGCTCGTGTCCTCTGTGTCCTCTGCCGGTGCGGTCTGCGTTGTGGTCTCGGTGGGCTGAGAACAGCCCGATAGCCCGAGTGTGAGCCCCGAGGCGAGTAGCGTAATGATAGAGAGTATGATTATTGCTTTGCGTTCAGCTTCCATCAGCTTGTGTCGCCTTATCTTCCTCGTAGACGCGATACTCGTCACCGCGATCATCGCTTTCAAGGCTCTCTTTGCTCGCAATCGCGCGGCTTCGGATGGCCTTGTATTCTTCGGGCGTGGTCGGCTTGTGCTCGCGTTTGATGTTTCCGCGCCGGATGATTTTGATTTTGGGCGGTGTGGTGCCCTCGGGGATTTCCGGTGTGCTGCGGTTTTCGGTTGTCAGTTCTTTCCATTGCGTCTTTGCCATTGTGTCCTCCTATGCGATGTAGCGCTTGGCCCACATGTAGACGTGTGCGCCGAGGGAGCGTGGGTCGGTGGTGGAGCCGGTGCGGGCGTTACTATTATTCGCCGACCCCGCACCCTGCGTTCTGACCGCAGCATTTGTGCCAGTGCCACCATCCCCTAAATCTGCCCCGATCGCTGACGGGTCCGTTCCTCTGATACCGACATAGAACCCTCCACCAAGAGAAGAATCCAAACGATGAAAATGTTCTTGCATCTGATCACGCCGCCGCAATCCACTCACAACCTCGTCGGAGGCATCATTCGCGGACACAATCGAACGTCCCGAGACCTCAAACAGCCGTGCCTTCGTGCCTGCGCCGCTTAGACTGTCATCGAGCTTGTGCGGGGCGAACTCGACTACATACGAGCCGGTGCCTGAGTTATCGCCTGCGGTAAGCGAGAACTCGACCTCTCGGCTTGCGGTGTCTATGGCCTCGATTGCGTAGGTTCCCGCCGGGATGTCTCCGATTTGATTGGGGAGGGTGATCGTGCGCCAATCGCCGTAGGAGCCGTTCACTTTCTGATCTTCAAGGAGATCGTCAAGGATGGCTTGTTCTGCGGTTTGCGAGGCGAATGTGAGAATGGCGGTGTTCGAGGAGATTTGCCATCCGGTTACGTCGAATGACTTCTTTTCGCTTGACGTGCCTCGGCGGTAGTAAGTCCGCTTTGCGCGTAGGTATGGCCCGAGATCGGGGTAATTGGCGTCATCGATGTCCTCTTTTCCGTCGATGGCGTCAAGGCACTTGGCCGGGAAAAACGTCTCCGGGTTATCCTTGTCGAACTCGACCGGCGCTTTGTAGTCGTCGAGGAAGAACAGTTCGCCCAATTGCTTCGATAGCTTTATCGTAACTCCCTTGATCGCTGCGAGCACGTAGTAGTTCGTTCCTGCGGCCTCGCCAATGCCGAGATCGTTTTGTATCCCTATCAGTTCGTCCTGTACGTCATTACCCCAGTCGTCGGTTATGACGGTACCGGTTGGATTTGTTTGGGGGTCGTAGTCCTCAAACCTATTGTTATTGTGGCCTACCCCTGCGATTTTACGCATACTGCCTCCTAATTGCTCTTGGTCCTTCCAACTTGCGCGAGTCCGACCATGCCGAGGCCGACCTCTGCGGTTGCCGATTGCTGTCTGATCGTTATATCAAGCGTAACCTTGTGCGTTGCCGGTTCGATGCGCGAGAGGAGATTCGTAAGCCCTTGCAGGTCCGTGTTCGTATCGACCTCTCCCACGGCGCGGTAGTCGAATGAGGCGAAACTGCCATCGGTGGGAGTCGAGGAGAGCCACGCGGGGTAGCCGTCAGTGACCTGCATGCGGCCGACTTGCCCGAGTCCCACCATGTTCTGCGGGTTGTACTCAATCTCCTGTATCTCCACATCAGGATAGGCACGCTGTACCTGCCCCTCGATGTAGTCCTTGCTCTGTCCACCGAGTGCGGTCCACGCCTGCGATGCGCGGAGACGGCGAGCCTCCAATGTCTGCTTCGGGTCGTACTTGATACCGAGTTGCTCATACCACTGCGCAAGTGTTTCATCAGCCGTACCCGGCAGGCTCTCAGTAACGATGCCGCGCATGTAGCTATACAGTTTGTCGAGGACGTTCCCGAGCGCGGAGATAAGCGCACCGAACGCACCCTTGAGGCCCCATGGTGCCCCGCGCGGGAAACTCGACTGTAGTGCTCTCTTTGCTACACCCATGTCAGCGTCCTCAGTTTCGCCAATTCGCTATCTGCCAGTGTGTAACTCGTGATCTGAGAGCCGCCCGAGTTTTTGAGTGTGACCGTTGCCACGTCAGCGCCCGCGTCTATGGCGATTTTGGTAATCTGCGCCGCAGAGATAACGTTATTGGGGTCCGGCTCGTCGTCGTACTGTGCGGGGCGGCGTGCGTAGAAATACGACTCTATCGCGTTCTCTATTGCGGTGCGCGTGTCGGCCGTGTCCGGGGAGAGATCCGCGATGTCAACGTCGAACTCTTGCTCGCTGAACGCCACAGCCGATACGGTTGCGTTTAATGGCCTGCGGCGGGTGTCTCCCACGTAGTTCTCGACCTCAGTCAATTTTGAGCTTGTCGGAATGCGGTTTGCCGGGTCGGAGTCGTCTGTGAGTGGATAGACGTTTACGAACCCCTTGGTGGGCTGAAACGCATACGCCTCGCTGATTCCCGCAACCTCGGTGGCCCACAGCACATAGTCTGCGATTGCGCCACCTTGCGGCTGATTCTGTTGCCGCTGCAAGAGACGGGTTCGGAATTGCTCGATTGATTCCGCGTCCTCTCCTGCCTGTGTGGTGGATGCCCATGTGAGCTCGGAGTCAACGCCTGCAAGCGGGGAGGCAAGCTCAAACGTATCGCCACTCGTGCGGTGTGGCCCTTCTCCGGCCTCCAATGCTTCGAGTGTGACCGTGGCGTTTCCGCCCGAAATGGTGACCGTGGTTTGCACTTCGTAGACGTAATCGCCCGAGCGAACGCGGTGCCCAGCAGGAATGGTGGAGTCGTCTACCCCGGTAGCGGTTGCGGTGCCGCGCCACCTTTGCGCGGGCGTGCGGCTCATGTTGTATTCCTTGCCGCGCTCAATCAGGGCGTCCTCGTCTGCGGTTGTGGTGAATATCTGATCTCTGCCCCATCGCCCAAATCGGTAGGCGAGATGCACCACGACCGCTACGGCGAGAGCGAGGACGCGCCACGTCGCACGCGGCAAAAGCGGGGCCTGTTTCCCGGTCTCCGCTTCAATCTCTGAAAGGATGTCATCGCGTATTTCTGCTATCGTGGGTATCTGTTTCACCTATGCCCCCGTCGAATCCCAATTCACCGAGAACTCAAAGTCCGTTCCCGTATCTTTGTCCGGCTCGTACACGCGCACGGCCAAATCAAGCCGTCCGGCTGAGCGAATGTAGGCGTCTACCTCAATGCGTCGTGCTACGCCCTGCTCAGTCATCCACGCAAGCGCGTCCTCTGCGGCCTGGATTACATCGAGTCTCGTTTGGTTTGTAAGCGCGCGCTGTTTGAGATCCGGGATGCGGCTCGTGTAGCGTTCGTTTGCCTCGCTCACTGCATTGCCCCACCACGGGGCGGTGAACAGGGAGAGATACACCGCGTTTTCGAGGCCTGATGTGCGCTTGAAGTCCCCGTTCGGCTGATACACGAGATCGCCGCCGTCCGGGGTTGGCTCTAATAGCAGGTCACTCATTTCGTCCTCACTGTCTTTGCTTCCGCGCTCGATATATCGAGGCTCGTCGGTGACGCCGGTGGGCCGCTTGCACTGTTGCCGGTCGTAACACCTGAGTGTGTGTGGCCGTTTATATAGGTAACGAGAGCCTGTAGCGCCGTATCCAATTCGGCGTGCGTAACGAACGTGCGCGCGTCGCCGTTCAAATCAATATTGCCATCCGATTTGAGCACCACATGGCCGTTGTCGTTTTTGCTCTCGATGGTGCCGTCTTGCTTGAGATGCGTCCGGGCCTGTTCGGTGTCCCCCGCCTCGTTTAGTGAGTATAGAATAAACTCACCTTCCTTCGGCTCGATTGCAACGCGGTAGTTTTTCGAGGCGATGACAACGCGATAGCCGCCGCGTCCGATAGGCAATTCAATCACGCGGTCCTTTTTGGTCGGCCGCGCCGCGACGCCGGGCAGTTGCCAAAACTCGGTCTCGCGCTGTTGGTCAAACGCTGCTTCGGTCTGCACGACGATTGACTTCCCGGCAGCGCGCCCGAAAACCTTGAACAGTGTCTTAACTACCTTCGCTATACTTGCCACGGTCTCTGCCTCACGGGTTTGTTGTCGTACACCTCGGGCAACGATAGATCGAGGCGCGTTTGCTTACCACCACGGCTGTCGAATTGCAGTGTCGCTCGCTGAATAATCATGCGCGTCGGGTTGTAGACCATCGCGCGCGGCGCATGGACGCGTACAATGTCTCCCGCGCTCCATATTCGGCCCGCGTGCTCCCAACCGGTTACGGTTGCGCTTGCGGTGTAGCTGTCAATGAGGCTGCGGGATAGCATGTGTCTCGCGGCTCGGTCCAAATCGGATGATGCCTGCTGCGGCTGGTCCACGTTCCACCACCTGATCCACGGTTGCACGTCATCATCTTGCGCCTCTGCGAATGACGATTCTCCATCTTTTTCCTCGATGGCAATGTGCTTGGAGAATCGCTTTGTCATGTCGTGCTTGGTGTCGAGTGTCTGTAGCGGAGCGACGCCTTCAATGAGATCTGCTACCGGGGCACGGGTGCTGTCGAGTTGTGTGAACTCAAGAAAGCCCTCTCCCTTGGCGTTCACACGCGGGATGGCATAAAGTCCTTGTGCTGCAGCTAATCCAGAGAGGAAGTCAAAGATACTCTGCCCTGGCTCGGCTGACGACTCTGTTGGGATTGTCGGGTTCGGGTTTGCGGTGATCGTTACGAACCCACTCTCCGCTGTGATGTTGGGGTCTTTCGGCCCACGCGCAACATCGTTGGCAATTGACTCAAACGAGCTATCTTTGCTGAACTGAAACGTGTGTACCGAGCTATCAACGAGCCTCGCGGTTGTGCTCCTGCCTTGGAGCTTCATTTTGCTGCGCCCGGATGCGTAGTTTACCGCATAGTCCTCTACGAAGGCGTCAATCACAGGCTCGTCACCAAGCCGCACTACAACGCGGTCGCCTCTGTACGGGACAAATACATCTTTCGCCTTCTGTCCTTCGCCTATGATGCGCTCAGGCTCCCACGGCATCGAGAAGGCAAAACCATTGGCCGCTTGGTCGATTCCGCGTGTGACCTGTAGACCCTGCCATCCGGTCAGTTTGATGTTCGGCGCACCCTCCACGCTCGGGTCAAACGTAATGGATACCTCGCGGTCGGTTACTGCGGTCGTCGTATCAGCCATACCACCGCACCTCCCGGCCCGCAGGTATCAGCATAATCTCGTTTCCCTGGAACTCGTTGTATCGCATGAGCGTATCGAGTCGGGACAGGTCGCCGTCTATTTCCCATACCCATTGCACCGGAGTAATAGATCGGTCGAGTACTTCCACGCGCTCGGTGGGCAGGGATAGCGCCCGGTCAATGAGATTGCCGACCGCACCGGAGACGGCTCGGCTCGTTGCGGCTTGCACCTCGTAGGGAGATTGAAAGGCACCGATCACCTCTATGTCCTCGATAGAGGCGTGCAGGTCGTAGTCAAGGGTGGTGAGCATTTCGACCGCATTGATGGCACTTGTGCGCGTGTCGAGATCGCCGGATTGTGTAGCTTCGGCTGCCGCCCCGGAGAGTCCGGCCAATTGCGCGGCGTTCATGAGTCCAAGAGCCGAACCGTATTTGCGCGTGGTCTCTGCAAAGTCCTCGGCTAACCCGTTGTAGAGATTGCGGTATCCTTCGAGTTTCGTCGTGACCCGTGCGCCAACCTCGGCGGGGGTACGGTAGAGGCGTAATACAGAGGAAAACAGGCTCGCAGGCGACTTCACGAGCGTGTCAATCTCGCGGGTGATTTCGTTCACTTGCTCGTCAATGTCTGCGGTGAGGCCGTCCACCTCGTTTGCCGCGTTTCGGAAGGCATTGGAGATGTCTGACATGGTGCCGAGCACTTGCTCTTTGAGTGTGGCTTGCTCGCGCACGTCGACAGTAATATCGCCCACGTTTGCGGCTACTGATTGCTCGATGGCATCTACACTCGCGGTCGTCTCTGCCGAGGCGTCGGTGGTCGCTCTCGGGAATTCCACCTGTTCCTGGTTGATCTGCACGAACTCAACGCGGAACGATGCACGGCCCGTGTCTGAGACAAACTGTTCGGTCTGCTCGCGGCTGACAGGGATGACCGTGAGATTTCCCCATCGGGGATGTTCAAGTTCACCGTATCCGGGCTGAGCGAGCGCCTTCCAAAACCGGTCTGCCTCTCGGTCGTAGTCGGGGCCGGGGATGTAGCAGTCAACCGGAAACCGTGGCGTTTCCTCTCCCAAGTCCTGCACGATGGAGTCATCGCGTCCGGGGATCTCTGTGACCGGGGCCTTCTTCCCGCCGGAACGCGATAGCGAGTCAAATTGCAGGGTGAACGTTTGGCCGTCCGGAGCGGTGTAGCGGAGTTGTCGCAGGCGGTCGGTGTATGCCATTAGCCGGTAGCCCTCACTGGCAGATCAAACGCCGGGGCCTCGTCGTCGTCCTGCTCGATCTCCGCGCGTCCGGTCTCGTCGCGGATCGTGACGCGCGCGTTGGTGGTGCGCTCAGTGCGCGTTGTCACGGTGCCCGAGTTGCGGCCCCGGAGCGGAACCTTGCCCTCCTGCCGTTCGCGTTGGTCTGCGAACTGGCCGCCCCCCTGTTTCTTGTTCGCTTTTTCGCTGAGTCCAAGAAAGTTCTTGAGACCGTCAACAAGATCCGTTATCCAGCCGACAATGCCGCTCAGAATTCCGCTAAACGTCTTTTCGAGCCATTCCCCAACTGTCGTTAGCAGATCAAAGAACGAGGACAGGGCGGCTTTCACCTTGTCCCAGTTCTTGATAAGTATGACGATCCCGGCTACAAGCCCTGCAATGGCAGTAATGATTGCCCCTATGGGGTTTGCCGCCATGACCGTGTTCAACACAGCCTGCACTGCCGCCCAACCCTTTTTAAGCCGGGTAATTTGCTTGATAACGCGGATGAACTGAAAGAACTTTTGGACGGCGAGTTTTGCGCGCAGGATGTTTAGCCATGTCACCTGTGCCAACGTCGCCAATTTCCATGCACCAAACGCGATCACAATGTCCTTTATGATCGGGAGAAGATTCTTTACGATATCGTAGACCTCTTTGACGGCATTGCGAATCGCGTTGAACGTGCGGCTCACCTGTTGCTTGATAAGCTCTTTGTTATTGGCAATCCACTCTGAGAAACGCTTGATAAGCGGAGTGATCTGCTTGAGCAGAGGCGAGATAGCGGTGTTACGCAGCCCGCGCAGTGCGCCGCCAAGGTTTTTCTGCGCGCGGGCGAATCGCTGTGAGGCTTTGAGTGCCTTGTCGTCGAGGACGACGCCTAACTCTTGCGCGCGCTCGCGAAGTTGTTCTATCGACTGTTCGCCTTGGGCCATAAACTCGACTAACTGTTCACCGCCCTGGCCGCCGAATAGTTCATCGGCTATGCGTTGGCGCGCTGCAGTGTCATCCACTTGCTGCATCTTGCGCAGCATGGTGTTGAACAGTTCCTCGGTGTCGCCCTTCTGCGCGTTGATCTGTTCCTGCGTCAGCCCGAGACGTTCAAACGCTTCCGCTGCCGGGCCTGCGCCGGTTGTGGCGAACTCGTCAGCGCGCATCGTTAGCTCTTTGAGGCCATCGCGGAGTGCTTCCTGTTGCACATTGAACTGCTTGGCGGCGAACGATAGCTCTTGGAAGGACTGAGCTGAGATGCCGAGCCGTTCCGATGCCTCGACGATCTCTTGGCCCTGTTGTGCGACCTCGGAAAACTGTTGTGCGAGTTTACCGGTAGTGACAAGCGCGAAGCCTGCGGTAAGAGCAGCGCGAAGTTTGTTGACACTACTCCCGACACCGCCCATTGATCGCTGCGCACGTCTGCCGAACGTGGTAACATTCCGCTGCATACGCTCGATCTTGCCGGACACGCGGTCGCGGGCTTTGAACGTTGTACTAATTGTCGGTCGTGCCATTCGCTTCTCGCCGCTCCATGTCCGTCAGTTCAACTACTGCCTCATACCACCATTTCAGGCGGCTGATCGGCATGCTTCTCAGCTCCCACTCGGGAAACTGAAAGCGGTCGGCAACCGAAACCATGTAGGCTCGCGCTGCCGACCGGTCTATCCGAAAAAACCGGTAAGCGCCTCCACAACCGCGTAATCACGACGCTTCATGCGGTTTGCAAGCCCTTCGGGGATGCCGGAGAGAACCGATACGATGCGCTTCACCTGTTGCGTCTGCATCGCAGCGGTCATAACCGTTTCGCCCTGCGAGTTGGTTTTCACCTGGATGCCCTTGTTGATCTTCTCGATCTGTTCAACGTTCGGCTCGGTGAATGTGAGAGACGTGACCGGCTGATCTTCGGCCTGTTCGATGGGCTTTTGCAGGGTATAGGTGAGGCTGCCTTCTGCGTCGTCCCATGTAATGAGGCCGCGCTGTGTGGCGTCGAGGACGAGCGCCCGACTTTCCCCGTCGAGCGCCCCAAATTCTTCCTCCATCTCGGCTACCGTCTGCTCGGCTACGTCTTCGCTCACCTTGTATGCGTTAGACTTTTTCGTGCTCATTCAGCCTCCTACAGCGGTCGGAACTTTGCGCCCTTCACGTCGATCTCCAATTGTCCATTGGAGTTTGGCGTGGCCTCTCCCTGCGGTGTGAGTTGGCCGCCGAGGGCGGTGCCATCGTTTAGCGTGAGATAGCACGGCTTCGGCTCGCCTTCGTTGGCGAAATCCTGATACGCCTGTACGTCCTCGACCGATACAGAGAGAGTGCCGGAGAAGCCGCCTAGCTTTCGGGTGCGGTTTGTATGCACGTCACCGTTACCGGTTGGACTCGTTTCGTTTTGCCAGCCCGAGAGGATGTAGCTGAACTCGCTGTCGCTCGCGGGCGTGTAGAGGCGGTTATTGAGCATCACTTCGCGGATGTCGCCGCCCTTGATCTTAGCCATATCCTGTTACCTCCTTAGACGACGAACGCCCACTCAAGTTTTGCCGCCAGGATGCGCAATCCTGCGCTCGGCGTGTCGGGAATGAGTAGGTTGATGCGTCCGGGGTTACTCCCGTCAATGTTCGCCTGGATGTTCTCTACAATCGTTTCGATCTCGGTAGAGATGCCAAGCTCGCCCCAATTCTCCACAAGCTGCACGGCCTGACTCTTGACCATATTCGGCGTAACACCGTAGGTCGGTCCCGGCGGGCCTCCATTTGCGAGCACCACACCGCGTGCGAAGGGGTCTTGCAGATAGGTCTGCTCGACCTGATACCGCTTCACCTGCAAATTCGGGATGATGATGGTGAATCGCCATGCGTCGGTTGCAGCGCCGTTCGTGTCCTCGGTGCGCGTGGTGACGAGATCGCCAATTGCAACGCGCCCGCCTGCCGTGTCGTAGGTCCACGATCCGCCGTTACTTACGGTAGTGTTTCGCGTGGAGTAAAGCAGGTCGTTGGGGTTGCCTCCGGGCTGCACGCCTTCGAGCACCAAGTTCTTAACCGGTCGTCCGGGGTTGGACTGCTGTTTCGCGGCAAAAAGCCCTGCGGTTACTGCGGCAATCTCCATCGCGGGGGTGTTCGAGCCGTGTACCGGAACGAACGTAATCCACTGAGAATTGTGGTTGCCTAACTCGGTTTGGAAATTGCTGTTGGTGTCGGTGTAGCCGGTGAAGGCGTCGAACATCCGGTTTTCGATGGGGTCATTCCGGTTGTCGCCCTCGGAGATGATGGCATCGATAGACGAACTATCGAGATACGGGTTTACCACATCGGTGTACCACGTATCACCGAGATTACCGAGCGCGGTAGACAAGTCCGGATTGTTCGTGCCTCCGGTCGAACTCCCGATATCGGTAAGGCTCAGGCTCACACCTGCGGGCAGTTCGTCGGTCGCGCGCGGATTCTGCACCATCGTGAGCTGATCGCCGGATTTGCCACCCCAGTCGACCGTGACCGTGACAACACCGCTCGAATTAGCGGCGGTTACAGGAAGATCCGCATTGGCGTTAATAGCGTCGGCAACGGCCTGTCCCACATCGTCTGCTGTGTCTCCGCTTGAGACAGAAGCGGTAATGCGCCGTCCGGCGATGCCAATGGCAATCGTGCCGTCCTCGCTCGGAGACGAGCCGGAGAAATCAAGCTCACCCTCTGCGGAGGTTGCGCTTCCATCGTCGTCAAGCGGGAGTGCGTAGACGGGGACCGTGCCGGAGCTTCGGAACACAGCCTCCAAGAGGAAGGCCAGCATCGAGCCGCGTCCGTATCGGCTCCATGCGTCGCTCTTGTTAAGTACCAACTGCGGCTGATTCACAGTCGGACTCTTTGAACTGTCGTATTGCCCGAGCACGAGGATTTTTCGCGGAATGACCTCGGTTACCGGCCCCCGCGAAACGTTTTCTTCCTCGACGAAAACCTTAGAGGCTTCCGCGTTGCTCGGGACAGAGTTGAAGGTAATCACATCACTCATTCATTGTCCCTCCATTAGTAGTCAAGTAGCACCTCCCATCGGTCGGGGTCTGCGATGCTCAGTTTGTCGATGTCCGTTCCATCGGGTGTCTCGGGCAGGTATGCGAGATCAACGTCGAGGCTCACGCGGCTGCCTGCGTAGGAGAACTCGCCTATTTGTAGGTCGAAGGCGAACGGCTCTATGCGCGGGAAATCAATCGAGCGCACCGTGTATTGCGGTAGCCCGAGATCGCGGTCACGGCCCAAATCGAGTCCGTCTATGACCTGTTTGGTGAGATACCGCGCACGGCTCGCTGCCGCTGAATCCGCTCTCTCGCCTCCGGTGCGGCGTTTGCTGCCCTTGTGTACGAGACAGTCAATCCAATACTGTGCTTGGTAGCCGTACTGTCCTCCGGTTGCCTCGCTTCCGTCCGTCTCTGCGGTGACAGGCCCGAGATAGACGAGCACGAGCGCGTGCCCCGAATCCTCGGGCGGTATGTCACGGAACCAGTCGCCGTACACTGAAAACGCATACCTGGGGTCGATTTGCTCTTGATCGGTGGAATAGGCGTCGAGGCGCGAAACGATGTTGTCAAGCAACACATCATAGCTCGCTCTGTGACTGCTCATTGGTCCACCTCAATTGTGAACACGACCACATCCCGCGTGCGGTCATAGCGTGGCGATACGACTGTTCCGGTGACGGTTGCACCGCTTGGATCATCGATAGAGCATTCCCACCCCTCGCGTGGGCGAGCACCGAGCGCCTTGACCGATACCGTGACCTCGCTGAACGGCGAGTAGACGCGGGCGCGGCTGTCCGGCTCGTATTTCTCGTCAGCGCGGAAATAGAGCGCCTTGCCGCTGTAGGTCGTGCCCTGATCGTCTGTAATCTCCACGTCCTCGCCGTGCAGGTCGATGAAACGCGCGGTATCGTCTCGGGCGTCGGTGAAAATGCTCATTCGCTGCTACCGGACTTTGTTGACCCCGAAGCCGAAACGCTTTTTTTGGTCTCGGACTTCAGAATCTTGACTTTTGCATGGGAATCGCTTGGCTTGGCCTCGTGCTGTTGCGCCAATGTCTCGCGCATCTGCACCCGAGGCTTTCCCTCACGATTCACAAACTGTACGGTTACGAACTTTTCATGGTCTGCCATATGCTACTCCTGCGGAGCCGGGCCGAAGCCCGGCATTATCCGCTTTAGCTGTTCGTCACCTTGATTGCCATCTGATAGAAGCCGTACCCGGCATTCCCGCGCATCTCCGCCGAGTAGTGGAGCTTGCGGTTCCGGGCGACCTCGGTATCATCGAGTACCGTATCAACGCCGCGACGATTCTGGAAAATGAACGGTCGAAGCGGGAAATCGGTAGCGAACATATACCAATCGTTCGCGTCCTCAAGCTGCGGCATGGGAATTACCTGGATGCCAAAATCCGATACCGGGTTGTAGCCGATGCCGTCAGAGTTGACGTTGGTGGAGATAGTAGCCGAGCGCACGGCCTCAAGCGCGGCACGCTCAAGCTCAGGCGGTACCGCCATTACATTCGGCACGAGGCCCATGACGCGGCCCGTGTCCGAGACGAACTTCATCATCCGGCTGCGTGCGGTGGTAATGTCGGTTGCGATGTTTGAGGCGCTTGAACCGCTGCCGGAGACCATGTTATCGTTGGTGGAGCGGTTGGCGAAAAACGAGGAGCCGTCATAGGCGAGGTTCGTTTCGCCGTTCTTGATAAGCTGCACCACCAAATCGGCGGGCCACTGCGCGACGCTCATAGCAAGCGCCTGTACGCGCGGACCGATGGCCGCAATCTGCTCGTCCTCAAGTTCGTTGCGGTCGATGCTAAAGCCATCGTACCAATCTTTGTTCTTGATGGTGTAGCTGTAGTCCTCAAGGCCGCCAAGACTCTTATCACCGATCCATTCCCGCACGCCGGGGATGTCACCGAGCCATGCGTAGGTCTCCTGACTCGCGTTCGACGGGGCCTCGGTGTAGAGCCTCCGCACAGCGCTCAGATAGGGGCGCTGAATCATCTCCTGCATCGAGCGTTCAAATTGCGCCCGAATGCCCTTTTCAAGCAGTTTCGTATTGTATACCATTGTCTATGCTACTCCTTTACGCCTTCATGGGATGGGCGAAGTCGATCAACAGGTAGCCATCCTTGTAGCCAACACAGAGCACCTGCCAATCCTTCGAGCCTGCGGTGGTGGTGAGGCTGTCGTCGTCGCCCAAATAGAACGGGGTGCCAACGTCGCTCTGAGATCCGCTTTGCGGAACCCACACGAGGCCCTGTTCCACTTCGATGTCGGGATTTTCGCCCGCGCCTACTTCCAAAACATCCTTCTCCGGCTCGATGCCGAAACCGGTGTAGACGCCTGCAGGCGGCAGACCGGCAGAATCGGCCGGGGTTGCGAGATAGCCCGAGCCGTCAAACACGAGCATTGCGCCGGGATAGTAGTTGTCGCTTGCCGCAGCCTTGCCCGGAACACGCCGGGAGTGGCCGACGACCTCGTAGTTTACCTTGTCGCTGAGTGCCATTATTCGTTACCCTCCTTGCGCTTCTGGGCGAGATACTCTTCCTCGCTAATGCCGAGATTTGCGCAGATCGCCTTTTCCTCGGCGGAAAGGGTCTCCTGCTCCTCGTGAGAAGCATTGACCTCGGGCGGGTTCTCGCCGTCGAGCTTGCCGCCGTCACGGATTGCTACGTTGATGGCGGTCTGCATTTGCATGAGCGTAGAGCCATCGGCAATTGCCTGCTCCACTACCCGCTCCAACTGAGCGTTCTGCGGGTCGTACTGCTTCTGTCCTTGCAGTTCTGCGACCCTCGCGCGCTCCTGCTGCACTCCCGCCTTGATGATCTCCTCATATGCGGCGGGATGCTCCTTCTTGATCTGTTCCGCGTCCATCGGAACCTCCCTTTGCTTGTCGCCCGCCTGTTCATGGCGGGAGTCCGTTTCGCTACGGCTAACAGCCGATCGTTGCGATGCTTCGATATTGAGCATAGCGGCGGCCTGATCTACGTCCTCCGCTTGCTCCTTTTGAATGCGGTCCTTCATGTGCTCGAACTGCGTTCGTGCGACGGCAACGGCGCTCTCTTTATCTTCCTCGCCGTCGCCTGCAGCCTCGATGTCGTCAGCGAAGCCCGCGTCTACGATTTCTTGGCCGAACATCCACGTTTCCTCGTCCATTTGAGACCGGATCTGATCTTTCTCTTGGCCGCTTTTGCGCGCGTAGGCATTGGCGAGGACGTTTGCCAGTCCTTCGAGTGTGCGCGCCGCTTTCTGTAGATCGTTCTGATCGCCAATTGCGAGCACGCGCGGGTTGTGGATCATCCATACCGCGTTATCCTCGACCGTGACCCGGTTGGCGGCGAGCGGAATGTAGGTGCTCATGCTTGCGGCGAGTCCGACCACGCGTGCGGTTACTTCATTGCCTGCGCGGGCGTAATCTCTGATCGCGTTGTAAATCGCCAAGCCCTCGTAGACGACGCCGCCTGCGCTGTTGACGAGCAGTTCTACCGGCTCGCCGTTCGCTTCATTCAATTGGTCGCGTACATCGGAGGCCAACACGTCGAGGCCAACGATGCCATCTAACTGTATCTGTGCCATTTCGCCTCTCTCCCATTGGGTTTCGCACACGGCGCGGCGCTGCTCTTCGTCGTCGAAATCGCGCCGGATGTTCTCATCTGCCATGCAGCGCTCGATGAAATCGTCTTTGCGCTCGTCTCTTTTCGGCTTCGGCAGTGGCATTAGCGGCTCCGCGCCTTGGCAAACTTCTCACCGAGACCCGAGCCAATGAGCGCGCCGCCTGTCATGACGAGCGCGTTCCCGGCCCTGATTGCGGTGTCGGGGTCTCCGATCTGCGTCTGTACTGACATAACGCCAATGAATAGATGGAGAAGCGCCCCGGCCACGACGAGAAGCGTGCCGACAATGCGCTTAGAGCTTTTGTTCCCGTCGCCGTCGCGGAACATGCCCTCTTGTTTCTGCGCAGCCTGTTGCGTGCCCTGCTCGGTCATTCGATTACCTCATCCCAAATCAACTCGAAGTAATTGATTGCTCACAGCACTCCCTCATAAATGAGCGCGTAGCTCTGCACGTTATCGTTGAACTCTGCCTCGCTGAGCCTGCGGGCAAATCCCTCACCATCGGAGAACCGGCCCGGCCACGGATCGTGATACACAAGCGCATCCTGTGCCTGATCGTAGGC